TTGTGCCATCGGCATTACTTATGGTAGCAACGGTACAAGCAAAACCAGAACCAGTTCCCCCTAAATAAGAATTGTCTGCGCTTAGGGTATCCCCTACTGTATAAAAGTTGCCACCAGTAGTTATTGTTACAGCCGTAACTACGTTGCCAGCTACAGTAATGGTTCCAATTGCCCCAGCACCATTCCCGCCTGTTAGTGGAACGTTGGCGTATACACCACTAGTATAGTTAGACCCGCCAGTAATAGACGTATTTAAAGTCTTTACCATACCCTGAACAATTGATTCTGGGTAAAAGAAATAATGAAGTTCTACGCTGTAAGCAGAATCTGGGGTAGGTCCAAGAATAAAACTTAACTCATTTGGATAGGTATATTGTGGTCCAAACAAAGCATAATACTGGGGTAAACCAGTAGATGTTGGCAGTGGATACGCTTCTCTAATAAAGTTGACATCTTTGTTTAATAAAAAAGAATATGTTCCGCTTCCGTTAATAACTGCTAAAGAATATGTTGCCAAATAGTCATTTGGAGCAGATAAATACTTGTTGCTGGCAGTTAATGTTCCCGTTACGTTTTTGCGTAAAGACGGAAATTGAACTGTATTAAAGATGCGTTTTTCAGCTTCTTGAACAAAAGTGGGGATATTCGTTACAAATAACGATTCCGTATTTTCAGAATAGTCCTGTATCGCTTGATACAGTTGAACGTAGTTCATCCCCATAAAAACCTTAGCACATTGGTCCACGGGCTTTAGTGCCCTTAGTTGCAGCACCATTGCCACGAGTAACAATGCCATCAGACTTTAATTCAGATTGTCCCAAGCTAACACCATTAGGAATTGGATCTTTTAAAGTAATGTTTTTTGCTGCTTTGGTATACATATAAGGCATTTCTGGAGTTTGCCCAGATACAGCTTTACCGTCCATATTGTGTGGGGCAGCATAAACGCTGGCTTCGCCAACTTCTTTACCCATAACTTTTTGAGAAAATTTAGCCATGATTAACGACCTCTTTGGTTAGCACAACGAGCCAAGTTTCGACCCATAGACTTATAGTTCTTGTTTAAACTGCTTTTGGTTGTTTTAGGTCCGTTATCAATGACTTTTGGACCATCGTTAGGGAATACCTTAACGTTAGTCTTGCCTTTGCTTACTACCCCGTCTGCTTTACTTTTATATCCCATGATTCACTCCTAAGTTGTTGATATTGTTACTGTACCTACTGCACCCACCGCTATCAAGTAGTTTGGCGTTAATACAGTATCAAAGCTACTCGCACCACCAACAGGGTTCCAGCCCCATTGGAAAACTCTACTACCACCCTCTGGATAACCATTGGAATCTACAGAGGTTGTATTGCCATCATTAACCTGTAATCCACTTACTCCAGACGCATAGTAACTTTTGTCTGGTCTTGGCTCCCTAACAGCTTGTGGATCATCCACTGGGTACATACCCAATTGTAATTGAGGCTGGTCAGGGTTCCAACAATACCGACAAACTTTTACTTTATAAGGTCTAGTCTTAACGACTTCCGTCCTTAGTTCCTTCAGCTTATATCTAAAGCCACATCTATCGCACTCCGCAATAGCATATTTACCTGATGCAAATCTATTTGGCATGATTAGCTATAAAACAAAGTCCGAGGCACAAAACGTACTGGAGCAGTCTCCCTATCCTCCGCTGAGGCTAAACCAAACTGATCTTCATAATCTGCTTTTAAAAACATCACTCTTTGTGGGTCTACACCTTGTATTTTTACGCTCAAAAGATAAGCTAATCCAGCCACCAAACAATTAATAAAGCGGAATGGAATGTCTGCAATATTGACACCTGTGCCAGCATCTTGGATTCTTCTCATTCTCCAATAAACAAAAGTGTAATCTCCGCCAGAATTAGGGGTGGGCCAAACATTAATTGTTGGCAAATATTGGCTATAAACTGATGTTCCAGCCGTATGCGAAGCGGCAGTAGTGCCGTTTTGACCACGCCAGCAATTGGTCAATACATTGCCCACAATATTGGTATAACCAATAGTTTCAGAATCAATTTGAATCCACCCTGTAGAAGGCAGATTAGTAGCGTCTACAACGGTTATAGACGTGTCTACAGCGGAAACTGGAGGAGTAGTACCAGTGGAGGCTAAAGTCGTTGTAGCGGTGGCATCAGTCAATCCTGATTGACGGGTAAAGTAAACCTGAATAGGTCTGCCAGTTGTTAATTTATTAGGAATGCTTGAATAAGTAGGTTCTGAAATGCGGCTAATATTGATGTCTGTTTGGTTACTAGACGAACCATTGTTTTGTCTAATAACATGGTCTAACAAGTCAATTGTATCGGTTGGAATAGGATAAATAGCTTGACCAGCAGTAAGTACAATGCTGCCCTCTTCTACTGTCCATAAGTTAATACCACGATTAGCCCATTCAATGGTTAATAGGTTTAAAGACCTGCGAGCAGTACGCAAGTCATATCCTGTTCTTAACTGAGTCCCGCAACGCTCGAAAGCTTCTTCTACGATCTCACTTAAATCTAGGTTAAACGTGGTTAAACCTGATGTAGATGCCATTACTTAGCCTTTTTAACAACTCTTGTAGCTTTTTTAGCAACAGTTTTTTTGACTGCTGGCTTTTTTGGTTTTGACAAATCGGGAACGGCTAAATCTAAGTTGACTTTACCAACTTGAAAATCAATCTTAGGCATGTAGCCCAATTTGTCCATAATCCACGTAAAAGTAAAGTTCATTTTTTTAAGCCTTTAAGGGTTTCCGCCAGCCTAGCCCGCTTACCTTCTACACCAGGTTTCTTTGCTGCGGCTGCTAGTTTGCTGGACGGAATAGTTTTACCAGCCTTAACGCCTAATTCCTTGCGTAAAGCGCCTGGTTTTTTAATTGCTTTCTGAATCCATTTTTCAGCCATGATTACTCTTCCTCAGCTTCTTCTTCAGCTTCTTCGTCAAATTGCTCATGTGGCACTTCAGTTATAAACGCAGCTACAGCAGCAGCGGGAGCAGCAGGTGCTGACATTTGGGATACGATTTGATCTTTAATGTCATCAAACACTTTGATGTTGAAATGGTTTGAATCCATACTTGCCAAAAATTGGTTTGCATGGGCTTCGTCTAGTGTAATAACAATCATTTTTTGCTCGCTTTCATATTGTCAATTAAGTTGGGGTAAGGTCTTCCAGCAGCTTTGGCAGAAGCTTTAGCAGAAGCTTTTTGGGCAGAAGATAATTTTTTAGATTTGCCTAATGATTTTGGACGTGGTTTATCCCAAATTTCTCCACCTTTTTTCATGTAACCCATTTTGTTGCGAACTTCAGTGGGTAGCTTTGATAAACCAATATCATTGTCTGGAACTTCTTTTAATTCGCCACCAGCAGCCATTTTTTGAGGTTTTTTACCCGCTGCTTTCATAGCAATAGCTGTAGCTGCTTGTTTAGCAAGTCCACCCTTTTTAAATTGCTTAAAGTCAGTATCGTCCCTACGGGCTTTTTCTTTCCCGCTAGGCATTTTAGAGGGGGCTATAGCGCCCATACCACGGCTCGCCATCATTAGCACTTCCCACCTTTCATCATGCCTTTAGCGGAGCCAGCCATCTTAACCATTGTGCCTTTGGTTTTGCCTTTAGATGCAACGCCATTTGCTTTAGAAAGTTGACCTACTTTGCCACCAGAAGCCATCTTTTTAGTTGTGCCACCTTTTTTCATCATAGAAGGTACACCAGCACCAGCAGGACCAGCTTGCATTGGAGGCTGCTGTGGTCTGCCCATATTAGCAGCCATCATTTTTGCCATTTTTGGATCCATCTTTTTCATATCAATAGCCTTTCTTAGACATGCCGCCACCGCACATTGAAATCATTGTGCCTTTGGTTTTACCCTTAACAGCACAGCCGTCTGCACGGCTAGATGCAGAACCACCACCAGACAGTTTTAGCGTTGTGCCTTTACCGCCTTTATGCTCTTGCATATCGTGTTGTTTAAATGCTTTTTTGATCATAGCAACGTCTTGCTTCTTATCCATTGCCATATCTTCTTTCATATCACTAGCCATACCGCCCCCTTTAAATGTTTTACCTTTATCTGCCGCAGCAAATTCTTTGCCAACTGATTGAGGAACTCCTGCTTTCTTAGCCATCTTAGGGCTATGGGCAATCATTTCCATAAAATTGTGTTGTTTTTTAGATACACTTGGCATTACTTATGTCCTTCAATGAAACGATCTAATTTAGCTTCTAACTTATCAAATCTGGCAATTATCTGCTCCATATCGCTGCGTACTTCACCTTTTGTAATGTAATCACGAGCCATTTCTTCACGAGTCTTATTCAAAAGTACTTGAATACGATCTAACTCATTAAATTTTTCTTTAACAAAAAATCCAACGATTCCAAGAACTAATGTTAAACCAGCATTCCAAAATTGCATAATTGATTCCATTAGCATTTCCATTTCCTCAAGCTTTTATTAATGCGGCTATCAGGATCGCTGGCAGTTTTGGAGGATGTAAGTTTCTTTTTCATACCCTCCATCCTTGCACAAAAAGACTTCTTGCGACTACCGCCTTCTGGCTGCGGTGGCTTTAAATTCATTCCTTGAGCCTTTGCCGAAGCCCTACCTTTGGCGTTTAAACCGCCAGTAGGACTTTTACCTTCTTTGCGAGTCCATGCAGGAGACTTTGCCATGATTATGCCTGTGCCTCTTTCCAACTTAAACGAGCCTGAATGCTGTTAGTTGCGCCAGAAATATTTGTAGCTACAACATACAAAATATCAGGACCATCTGGATACTGACCAGCTTGGCTAGTTGGAACGCTATTGCTTGTTCCGCCACCTAAGATAGAGTTACCTAAGTCACGAACAAGACCTAAGTCCAAAGTAGTTTGACCCGT